GGTGTTGTATGGCGTGGGGGTCAGCTTGCCGGCGCCCTTCAGGAGAGACCCGGCGGCACTCATGTATCCAGCCTTCTGGGCCACCTTGCCCTCAAAGCGGTCAAGCGCAGCGCCCCTCTCCAGGCCAAGCGCCTGTAGTTCGCCGCCGTGCATGATCGTCAGCGCCTCTAGTTCTTCTTCCATCGCCTGATCTTCCAGCACGTCGAGGGATACTTGTGCGTTTCGTAACCCGCCCTGTCGCCGCGCGCCGATACGGCGTTGGCGCTCGGTGTTTTCAGCAGCAGAGGCGCGGGCGCTACGGGCGTTTGCCTCCCCAACAGCCGCGTTGAAGTTGCCTGCCTTGCGGGCAGCATTGCCCGCCGCGATAGAGCCCATGGCGGACACAGCCATTGATGCAATCAACAGCGGTTCCATGCCGGTCATTAGATTATTCTCGCATACAGCGCGCAATCGCCGCCGTCTGGTCTATAGGCCCGCATACGCTCTGCCTCCATCTTAAAGCCCAACATCTTTGCCCAACGGTGGCCCGGCTCAAAATCACAGTCCACGGTCATCTCAATCCGTTGCAAGTAGCACGCGCTCAGAAACCGCCGCACGGCCCTGTGGACCAAAATGAACTTCTCCTCTGCCGCGTACTTGGACAAATAGGCCCAGGCCATGCCGCGCCCCTGCCACATGTGCACGACACCCGCGCAGCCCAGGGGCACCCCGTTGTCCTGCATCGCGGTGAAGGCCCACGTCTCGTTCTCAAGCGCGGATGCCTGTTGTGGCGTGATCCAGTTGGACAAATACGCCTGTCCTTCCTGAAGGCAGACTTGCTCCAAGTGTTCCGCGACGTATGGGATTACGTTCATTGGCGGTCCTGCGTTTCTATCTGCGGCATGAATGCCTCAACCGTCATGGGTAGAGGCTGATCCTGCCGAATACATATTAGCGCATCGCTGCTGTACTCACTATCCCAAGGAACCTCAACGTCGCCATCGAAAAGCGCGGGCGCTGTGTCCATCGAGTCGCCGCCAGAACGGAAAATAAACGGGTCCAGGTCTGTGAACTTCGGCCCGAACTTGCCACCGAGCGTCTGGTAGAACCGAACGATAAGCCGTGTGATTCTCTGTAGTTTGCCACCGGCTGTGCCGTTCCGGGCACCAACATCGTAGCGAAGCGTCTGAAGGTCGGACACATAACCAAGCCCCACGGTGGCGCGGGATGTCTCGGCCACTGTGATGGCACCGGATGCAACCACCACATCAACCAGGGGCGCACCCTCGGACAGTACAGATACGGTCTCGCCCTCAAGGTGCGTCAGTCCGCTGATGCTGGTTACGCGCTCACGAGCCTTGCCGCCCGTCTGATAGGTTGTGAATGCTGTCGTGCTTAAATTCACGCCTGCACGCGTTGTCAGCTCAAATGTGTTGGTCGCCACGTTGGCAACCTTGTAGACCTTGCCGTTGACCTCGGTCATGCCAGAGACGCCGGTGATCCTGACGAGATCCGCGTTACTGAAGCCGTGGCTGGCCGACGTAACCACGCCGGGGCTGGCCTTCGTAATGGCCGTGATGGTCTTGGGCGTGTCCAGCGACAGACCGCTATCGACGTAGAACGCATCCTCTTGGTTGTTCCCGTCGTCCCAGAAGCCCTTCATGTACTCGATGTAACGCTTGGTCCCGCCGTTGATGTAGCGGTTCACCACCATGTACAACTCGTCGCCGGTATCCTCTGCATTGGGGATAGACGTGATGCTCTCGACCTTGGCCGCCGCAATGCCGAACGCATCACTGGTGCCGCCAATGGTGTGGCGGTGGAAGCCGATAATCTCCTGAAAGCGGTCGTAGGTCATGCCGACCAACGCGCCGTCAGTCAGGCACGTCCAGACAATGCTCTGCGGCTCTGCCTGATAGGCCATCTGGACGATGCCGCTCTGTGCAATGTGTTCTGCAATCAGCGTCATATCCGGGGCGCGGAAGCCGTCGTCCTCAAAGACATAGGCAAGCTCGCGCAACTTCTTCTTTGACTTCTGCGCGAACACCAGTGTTCTTCCGACGCGGGCCGGAACAATGTTTGCACTGCCAAAGGCGCTCGACCGGGACGCCGATATATTGGAAGGCGTAAGATTGCCGCCGCTGTCGGTGGGCCGAACGATCCACTCGCCGCCAACGGTTCCAACGATCAAACCCTTTTCATCATCAGCCATCCAGCGGATGACGTTCACCGTATCAGCCGACAGGGTGGTTACGGCGGCGCTGTCATCAAGCACCGCGCCAGCAGCGTCGGTCGGCGCGAAGTTCTCGAAGTCGCCTGTGCGGCTTAGATCAATACGCTGCGGCGTGTCTGTGGCTCCGCCGAAGGTCAGGCGGTTCTTGTGGAAGGTCGAGACGGCGGGGAAGCCCGTCGTGGTGGACCAGATGCCGAGCCGCCACGTTGCCGTGGCCGTAACAGCCGAAGCGTCGGGGCCGTCAATGGCTGCCACCACGATAGTCGTGCTGGTACGCGCTGTGATGGTCAGGAACGTCCAGTTGTTCGCAGCATCTTGCCAGCGTATCAGGCGGCCAATATCGGTGGTCTGGAAGCCCGTGTTGTTATTGATGCCCGTGATAGCAGAGGCGGTGACGTTGACCGAGCCAGTGGTGGCCGACAGCAACAGCGTGGTGGTGGTGACGTTTGTATTGAAGTACGGCCCATCCGAGAAGGTGATGTTGGTGATGGTCCAACTTGTATCGGATAGCCTTTCCAGCTTCCGCGCCGGGTAATTTGGGTGCGTGATGTAAAGCACGTCGGCGCTCTGGGAGAACTTCAGGGCAAACAGATCCGCCTCGGCATACAGCGTGACTAACTCAACTGCCGTGCCGGATACAATCTGCCCACGGTTCTTGATAAACCGGACATACATATCTCCGAACTCAAGGATGTATGCCTGTTCCGTGGAGAACTCAAAACGCACAACCCGTGTGGACTTGCTGCTGTCCTTGACCTCGACGATGTGTGCCGTGCCCGGACGACGCTGCGCTGGTCCCTGCAATAACGGGATGAAGTTCAGGCACGTCTTTAGGCCCGTGCTATATGTTTTTAAGTCGGGCCGCCCATAGACCAGCGGCGACACCTCGCCGCCGTTAAAGTTTGATTGCAGATGGGCCGCGACACTCATCTACAGCCTCGCCGTGATCCAGACATCATCCGGCAACTCCTGCGCCGTGCGCTCGAAGGCATTGACCTTCCGCGCCCCACGCTGCGCCGCAACGTAGCGGTTCTGCGCCGTGATGGTCTTCTTATTGGATTGGGTGAGCTTCTCTGCCAGATCGGTAGCAATGCGCGCCACAAGCAGATCAACAAACGTCTGGTCGAAGGCGTTGGGGTCTGTCTGACGGTAGATGTATATAATCTTCAGGGGGGCAGTGTCGTCCGTCAGAATGTGGCCGTCCTCAATCTGAAAGTCGTTTTGTTCCGCTGTCGGCAATAGACGCAGGAAATCCGCAGGGAGCGGATATTGCAAGGCAAAGCCGAACGCGGGCACAGTGCTGGATGCGGCCAGGGACGCCCGCTTGCGGGCGAAGTTCCAAGGATGTGCGCGTAGCTCGCTGTCGCGCGCGTGGGCATAGACACGGTTGCTCTCGCGCGCCGGCGTGCTGTCGTCAGCCAGCGACGTGATCGTACTGGAACCGAGCCGCTGCAATGCAAGATTTGCGATATCGACTTCTGAGGGCACTAGAGCACTCCCGCGCAGATTAAGAAGCGGTGGAGGCGGAGCCCTCGCCAAAGCTACTTAGGAAAAGACAACCGTGTTCCACGATGAAGTGGGGAGAGGCCGGAGCCCCTCCCCGGTATCATTCAGTCAACAACGTAGTTGACGACCAACTGGATGCTGCCTGTCAGCGTAGCGCCGCCAGTAACAACCGTCACGGGGATGCCCGTGGTGTCGGCGTCAACAACTCCGTTCTTGCCAAGCACAATCGTAGCAGCAACCGCGACCGACTGAGCGGTCGTGGAAGCAGCAGCAGCCTTCCACTCGTCAACGTCCAACGCCACAGCCGTACCGGCTGCGTTGTTGTAGGCCGCGTGACCGACCGAGAGAGTCGAGGACGTGTCGAGGGCGTCGTAAGTCAACTCCCCCGAGAGGAAGCGCGCACCGTTAGGGAGATTGAACATCTCGATAACGGTGCCAATCCCAACGGCCACCGCTTCGTAATCCGCGTAAGCAACGCGGACCCGACCAGCCATCTCGCTGGTTTTGACTTTAAGAGCGGGAGTCGTCTGGTCCCACTTCGTCTTCTGGGCCGAATATACAGTAGCCATCGATTAAGCCTCCGAGCAGGTGATAGCGACGACCTTCTTCTCTTCCAAGCGGGTCGCGCCGAACGTACCTTTGACGTAGACCTGCGTGGCATAAGACTTGTCGCCGCGCTCTGTGATTTTTGCTTCGATGTCGTTCCAGACACCAAGAGCAACGCCAGACTTCGCCCAACAAACAGCGGTTCGATCCGTGCCTGCCAGGGCCAGACGCTGGCTGTCAATGAAGTTAAAGCCCATGAACGACCGGATACGGCCATCCACAAGAACGGGCTTGTTGGTGAAGTCGAGACTGATGGCCTGGGTCTGCCCCAGAAGATCATCGTGCTGTTGCGCGCCGATTGCACAGAACAGCATCTCGTTGTCCACATCGACTTCAGCAGCGATAAGAAGCTGCATCGCCTCGCGGAGTTTAACAATAGTCATGCCGCCAGCAGTAGTTGCCGCAGTCTGACCGGAGGGAAAGGTGGTGGACGTGCCGCCATCTTCGCCGGTCTTGGACGTGCCGGTCATGGCCGCGATGATCTCGTCGTCCATCGCACGGCCCAGGGAATAGGCACCGTTGATGGCATAAGGCGAGGTCGGGTCAGCAATGATCCGCAGTTTGTCCTGATCGTCAATCAGGTCTGCCCATTCGTAATCAACAGGGTAGACCCACCGGCGATCCTGTGGGGTCTCGATTAAAGGCGTGTCTGCGTGGCGCGTGGTCTTCTTTTGCGCGGTGACAGAACCAACCTGATTCAGGGGTACGCCAGATTTACCCTTGAACGCCTCCTCCGTGACGGATGCGCGGAACTTAGAACCCTTCTGCTGAAGCAGATGGCCCACGGTCGACTTATAGTCAATTACTGACCAGTCGAGTATTTCGTTGGACATTGGGATAGCCCTCCATTTGTCCGTTAAAACAAAAGCAAGACGGGCTTATCCGAAACTCGGGGCCACACTACTTGGGCGCTGGCGTGTCGGCCCACTTGGGTTATCGACGGGTGCACCTGTTCGACACCGATTGGTGTGCTCTGTGTTGCACAATAGCAACAGTGTGTTGTCTATGCAACAGGTTAATTAAACCCCGGCGCTGTGCCCAGGTCTGTTGATTAACGCTTACAAAACGCCCGCTGATTCGCGGGAAAGCTGCGCCTTCTGCTCAACAGCGGCAGCGTGGCCGGGGTTACTCTTGTTCATCCAAGCGTCAGCCCAGTTGGGGTCCATCATCAGTTGTCCGAGTTTGACCGATGCCATGGCCGGGGTGTTGATGCCCGTTTCGGTTCGACCCCCCGCATCAGTCGGGGCCTCGCCCATCTTGCCGGCAAGGCCGTCCACGAATCGCATGGCCGCTGACGGCCCCATCGTGGCGCGTAAGCCCGTAAGATGCTCGGCAGTCATATTGAGCGAGGCCGCAGCTTGGTCGATGCCCTTGATCTTCTGGTCATAGGCAGCGCCCCATTCGCGCCGCAGTTCGGCCTCGGCGTCCGTAGCCGATTGCGTGTTCTGCTCTTCGCCGGATGCCACAAGGCCGCCAACATGCTCGTTCCATTTCTCGGAAACCAGCGCCGCCTGCTTTGCGGTCAGCCCCGCCTCATGGAATACGCCGCTGGCCCACTCGGCCATCTTGCCGTCGTCCCCCTCTGGGACGGGTAGATCGTAACCGGACGACTCCTCGGGACGCCCCAGGCGGTTGTAGAACGCACCCATCACTTCCGCATCGGCGTCGGGGCCGGGGATCGCAACGGTGGTTTCGTGGTTGGTCGCCAGCTTTTCGAGGTTGCTGTAGCTTTTCACCACGCCCTCAAAACCGGCCTTGTCAAAGCCCTTGCCCGCAGCGTATGCCTTCAGGTCCGCGTCTTGAAATCCGTCAAGCGGCCCAGCCACGGGGGCCGGGGTGGGGGACGCCTCCGGGGCTGTCGGGGCCGGGGTGGGGGACGCATCTACTGCCGGGTTGTCCGCTGGTGCGGACCCGATATCGTCAGTCATAATCCTTAGTCTCCGGTTGGGTTAAAATATCGTACCAGTTCATTCGGCGTAAGATTGAGGTGCTTGGTGATACGGAGCCAAACCTCTCGCCGTCCTTGTAGGACTCCCTCAAGACGGGCGTTCATATGAAACGTGCTCCGGTCCGCGCGGCAGAAGGTGGCAAGGTCTTCAAGCACCGCATCGCCGTCAACGCCCTTGAACGCGCCTTGATAATTCCGCTTGCGCGTTGTCAGTAATTGCTTCGGGTCTTTTCGGGACATTCATCGCTCACATATACAAAAACAAAGCGCCGGCACATCAACTCCCGATTTTCTTGGACGGTCGGTCGGCGTCGTCGTTCATAATTTCGTGTATCTGCTGCGACCTTTTGTTGAGTTCAGCCCCCGAGTTGTATGTGGGCCACTTGCCCGCGCGGATATCCTTCTGCCAAAAGTCATACGCCTCGCGATCGTTCATCGTGCGGTTCTCGTCCCTGTTCCACCCAGGGACCGAAACAAACTTTCCCGCGTTTGGCTCCCCGGCGGGGATTTTAATGCCGATTGAGTAAACTGTGATGGGCCGACCCTCTTTGTCCACGCCTACCTTGCCTGAACGCATAGTGTCGTCGTGGTACTGAACAATCCGGCTCTCTTGCTCCGTCAAGTTCAACTTGGTGCGTGGCTTGCCCATCAACGTGTCGGCGGTGGTGTGCTTCTTATCAGCCATTAGTTCAACTCCCGAGTTGCTTCATCACGCCCGCCGCTGCCGGTGCGGCCTCGATCATCTGTTGCGTCTGCTGCTGCTCGGTGCGTGCCTTACGGGTCGCCGCGACGGTCTCCTTACTGTGCATCCAAGACGGTGGGACGGCATTGATCTCGGCCAGTGCGGGATAGATCGCGTCCACGTTGAAGTGATCCAGTGCAGATAAATCCTGGGTCGTATTGGCGTAAGCAATCGCCGCTTCCAGCGTCCGCAGCCAACCAGCGGCTTCCTCGGCGCGCTGCGAGCGTGTAAGCGGGCTGTCATATTCAATATCAAACTCGCCATCTGCCTCGATCAACAGAGGCGGCAGCGGTGGCAGCATCTCCTGCCGCACCAGAAGATCAACCTCGCGCTCAATCATCGGGCCGAGCATCTCGCTCTGCTGACGGCCCATTGTCGGGCTGAGTAACGCACCCTTCTCTCGTGCGCGCTCAAGTACCTCGGTCGCCGTCATGGCCGGGGTCTCGACGAGAATCTGGAACAGAGACACGAGGAAGGCGTCGTTGATGACGCTGCGCTCCATGTCCATAAGCTCCTGACCGGCGGCAAGGTTGCCCGTGGGCAACTCATGCACAAGGCGCTGGCCAGCCGCGTTCACTCCGCCGGCATTGATCGCGCCCGGCTTGAGAGAGAAGGTGTCGATAATGCCGTCATCATGCGTCAGCAGAACCGGGTCAACTACCCGGTGGCCCTGTTTGAGCATGGTCTTCTTTTGTTCATTTAGAACCTTGATCGCGGGCAGCGCCATCATGGCAGGAGAGCGACCGTATATCTCGCCCGGCCCAGTTACATACCGGCTAATAGCATAGGGGAATGTATTGTAACCGCCCTCGAACAGAAGCTTGGCCTCATCCACCAGGACGTAGTATGACGCAAAGGGCATACCCTTTGAGTCCACACGCCCGCTTCCATACGCCTCGGCGCGCGGCTTTACACAGTGGATAATCTTGTATTCCTTGTCGGGGTTTTCCTTCATGTCCTTTGCCAGATTGTCCGGCGCTTGCGTGAAGAACCCGCTGTTGATGCGCTGCTGTATCTGACGCGCCTTGAGGGAATACTTGCGGTACACCGTGTCAACAATGCCCTGTACAGACATATCAAACACAATCTCGCGAAGATTCAGGGCGCGATAGCGAAGGCCGCCACCCTGCTCGTTCCGCTCGGTCAGAATGGCCGCCGTGCCAAACGCACCGAGACCAATATAGGCTTCGTGCTGCTGGCTGGCGTAGTTGGCCTTGGGAGCGTAGCGGTGCTTGAACAGAATCCGCGTGGCCTCCTCAAACCACAGCTTCGTCTCACGGTCCTTGTTCAAAAAGGGGTCGGACGTTGTAAGCCGGTGCCATTGCTGGTTGCGCGGCGTCAGCATGCTCTCCATCGCCGCAGCAAACCGCTCCAGGCCAAGGGCCGCCGTGCTGTCAAACATCTTCTCGGTGCGCTTATCGCCCCGTGTCTGCGCATCGCCAGCAGCCGCCGTCATGTGTGAGGAGTAGCGGGGGAGAACCCGATCGGCGACCTCCTCCCAATGCGCGCGCCAATTTCCCAGGCCGCCGTCCAACACGGCATAACGCCGGATGATCTGTTCTGCTACTACGTTTGCCATTTAGCTTCCTGCTCAGCCCCCTACCTAGCTTCCCAACAAAGTCTTGGTTGCAAATTCGGCATCGCCACCGCTCGTGCTGGCACCCAGGGTGCGGCCCTCTGCGGTCTTGCGGCGGCGTCGTGCTGCCGAGGCGGGGGTGGGGGCGTCCGCCTTGGGCGTCACAGGGGAAGGCGGGGGTGGGGGCGCGGGGGTGCCCGAAAAGGGGTTAATGAAGTTGGGGACTATTCCACCCATCCTAAACCCCCAGCAGGGTCTTGGTGGCAACAGGGGCGTCTTCAGTCACGCCCTGCGGGCTGGTCCTGATGGTCGCAGACCGCCCCTGTGCCGCCGCGCGTCGCAGCCGGGTATCCAGCGCCGCCTGGCGCACCTCGGCGTCGGAACGTGTCGGGGGCGGTGGGGCCTGCTGGACCGCAGGCGAAGAACCGCCGCCAAAAAGACCAGACATAAAAATACCCCTTCGTTAAGGACGACCAGTACAGATATGTTGCATAATAGCAACAGTGCTACAAGAGCACAACGCTAAATAACAGAGTAATCCATGTCGCTAGCTACGCGCTGTCGTCTGCCCAATCGCGAAGTACCCGAATCCCGGCGCGCTACACTGCGGCTAAAGGTCGCCGCCAGGGCGTCGGCAAAATCAGGGCTGGCGTGGCCGCGCTTCTTCATACGCTCCTTCGGCTCCAGCTTGAGCTGCCCCTTGAGGGAAAAGTCATACATCGGGCCGCACAGGTCATCAACCAACTCCCGCTGGTCCTGGAGCGACGCATCGGTGATCCAATCCCGCATCCGACCCCATAGCTCCGTGCGGTGGTTCATGTACATGTCCTTGTCCTGGGCACCGCCACCGACCTTGACCTCAATCACCCGGTAGCCGTTATGCTTGAGAAGATCAGCCACACCACCGCCCACACCATCCCCCTCGATAAACACCGCGTCGGGCTTATGACGATCTATAGCCTTGGCGCAATGCTCCGCAAGCTCAACAACAGAACATTTTGCAAAAAATTGCAGGGGTATGCTACGGGCATCCCGACCGTGCCGAAAAGCGATGACCGCCTTGTCATTACCAAAACGAGCAGGGTCCACGCCCATAACAAGCGGGGCACCGGAATCAACGTGGGTCGGGCGGACAATGGCATCCTCCACGGGGCCGCGCCCGATGAACTGCTGATCCCCCTGACGGGGGAACTGGCCATAGACCTCAACACGGGCCTGATCACTGTCCTCGCCGTACTGGGAGATTATGGACGTGTACAGACCATGATCATTCTCCTCAACACTGCGACCGTCGATGTTGGCGTGGTCCCACTGGTCACGGTTGCCATGAAAACATTCAAAAAATTGTCCCGAAGGGTTCCGGGGATTGGAGATTACCACCCAGAAACGGTGGGTCGTGGCGTCGGTGAAATAACCCTGCGCGACCGGCCAGATCACAGAGGGAATGCCGCTGGCCTCGTCAAACAGCACCGCCATCCCCATCTGGGAATGAACCCCCGCATAGGCGTCAGGAGCTTCCTCCGACCACAGCCGGGCCTGGATGTACCAGTACGCACTGTCATACTTCGTCGTCTTCTTCAGCGTGGACACCAGCCAATCAGCGGGCTGAAGGCTCATGGCGTTGTGCTCAAACCACCGGCTATGAATGGACATGGTAGCCCACTTCCTGATCTCAGGAAAAGTGGTCGACTTCAACTGCTGCTCCGTGTTGGCGCTGACAATCACCGTACTGGACGGCATGGTGCTGAAAAGCCACAGCGCAATCCAAGCCAAAAAGGCCGACTTGCCAATCCCGCGCCCAGACGCCCTGGCAATCTTAAACAACTCCGGCTTCAGCCCCTGAAGCTCGCGATTGCGGTTGCCGGCAATGTGAACCCGCATCTTCTCCAATGCCTCAAGCTGCCATGTTCGGGGGCCGGTGAACCGAGCCAGCGGCGACCCGGCCTCACCCCAGGGAAAGGCGTACATGACAAAACCAAGAGGGTCGTCCGCAAACCCAAGGATCGTATGGACGAGCTGCTGCTCGTCCGCATGAGGTTTCTGCTTGGCCATAATTAACCCGTATCCAGTTAATAGTGAAGTAGGGGTGTTGGGGCGTTATGGCAAATTTGAAAATTTATATTTTTTTTTGTGAAGAAATTTTCAAAATGTCAGGGGCAGTACCACAATCATCAGCCGCCGCCGCGAATTCCGGGGGTCCCCCGCCCCCGCCCCCCCCATTTTTTTTATCGCCAACCCAGGCGCCAGCCCGGCCATCGGCCACCAGATCGATGACGGGCACGTCGTCGCCGGCCCGATAGGCGCGCAACCGTTGCGTTGCGTCCGCCATGGCCGCGCCGAGATCGATGGCATGGTGCGTGACATCAACGGCGATAGACTGAGGCACCACTTTGGCCACTAGGCTGACGTACGTCGCAACGTGATCGACGGCCAACTTGTCCAGATAATTGTACACGGTGACCTGAGTCTGGAAATGGTCGCCGATTAGTTTCGTCAGAGCGTTGTTGGTCGCCTTGGCATCCGCCGTAACGATTTTGGGGATCGGGCGCGGCGCAACCCGCACCTTGGGCTTATTCTTAGAGCCCGGTGGACGACCAATCAGCTTGCGTGGCGACGGCGCTATATCTGTCAAATGCTTAACACTTTCTTATTAACCGCATTGCAGTTAATTCGCACTATTTTCGCTTTTTGTCAAATTGCCCATTGACAGCGTGACATCATGTCGCCATTCTACAGGTCTCGAACGTCAATCAACCAAGGGATTTCGACCATGACCCGACTGCCAAACCCGCTCCTAGCGTTGACGATCGCCGCGCTCGCGGCCTTGCACCTGCCTATATTTTGGCCAGAGCTGGTCATAAAACTTATGGTCGCGATATCATAACCGCACCACCACAACGGAGGATGGACCATGACACAGGAAAACCTGAACGAACTGGTCGCTGCGATCAACGCGGCGCTGGCCGCTGGCGACACTGACCTTGCCGAGGATCTCGGCGCGGTGCTGGCCGTGGTCGTTGAAGCCAGCTTGGAGGCCTTCGAATGACCCGCCGCGTGAGCCGCGCGGTTGAGGACTTCACATACGATTGGGCGTGCGGGCTTCGCACCAACCGCGAGTTTAAGGCCGAACTTGCCGAACACGGTTACAGCATTGACCTGCGGCAAGCCGATCTCGGCAACATCCTGGAGGTCGTCGAGGTCAAGACCGGCCTCTACTACGACATCGAAATCTAAGGGAGACCATGACCATGACTTTTTCAAAATGGCTGAACACGTTCGTTGAAGAAAAGGACCTCGACCTTGATCACACTTTTGAGGTCGAAGGCGACGGCGGACTGAACCTGATCCCGCTGGGCGCGGTGATCGAGACCATGCAGGCTTGGCCCGATGGTCTGCAAGCCAAGACGAAGGGTAAGTTGGTCTCGATCGACTTTGCCAACGGTGACGTGATCCCGTTCTTCAAGGGGATAGCGGGCGTGATGGCGCTCAACAAGTACACAAATCTAACTGTCTAAAATCAACCCAAGGGAGACACGACCATGACCAGCAAGAAAGAACTTCGGGCGCTTGTCGAAAAACTAAACGTCCACGCTCATTACCCTGTGGACATAGAGTATGCGCGGTTCAACGGCGGCTATCAGCTAAGATACGCAGACACTGGGCATAACCTGACGAACCGCATGCCAGCCCGCGAGATGCGCCAGTATCTGCTAGGCGCCCTCGACTGGCTCTCACCTGGGACTTGACTGCATTGGTTAGGCGGCGCGTTTAAACGGCGCACCGTCCTGCCAATACAGACG